AAGGCTCAAGAGCTGTTGGTGAAGACCAACATCAAGCAAAAAGCCGAACTGGCGCTGGCGGATCACATCGCCGCAATTAACAAGACGCTGGGCAAAGTCACGCTGCCTCATGTCGTTTCGGACTTCGCCGGCGCCATGAAGAGCAAGCGCACCATCGCCAGCCTCCAGGACGCAGTTGATACCGAACTCGCCCGGGCGAAGATCGATGCAAGCCAGGCAGCGGACGGCATTCGCTTGAACCTGACCAGTTTGGCTGAGCTCGCCGTTGATCACGCCTTCTTGTTCAGCGATGTGCAGCAACTGGTTACCAAGGCCAATGACGACCTGGTGACGCTGATCAAATTCCGAATCTCCGAACACCAGAAGGTGGAGCGAGAAAAGGCCGAAGCGAAGCGTATCGCCGAAGAGCAGGAATCGGAACGCTTGGCAGCCATCAAGCCAGAGCCGGTCGTAGAGAAAGCGGCGACACCAGAGCCAGTCCGCGCCACGCCGATCCAGACGACGGCCCCCGTGGCTCAGGCCGCAAAGCCAGTATCGAGCCAAGCGGTGGAGCAGGTAACGCTGCAGGCCAACGTGACGGACTTCGAGGCCCTGGTGAAAGCCGTGGCATATGGTCAAGCGCCGATCAGCGTCCTTTCGGTCAACTGGGAAGCGCTCGACGCGATGGTCGCGGCGCAGGGATCAACCTTCAGCATGGCCGGGGTGAAACTCGCCAAGGCGGCAGCATGATCAGCAACCACCTCAACCTGGTTGAGCAGCAGCGTCAGCACGCCGACTCGATAGCGGAGCGCACGGCGCAGTTCCTGGCGGCCGGCGGAACGATCTACCTGGGCGAAAGCCCGGCGATCAACCCGCCACCGCCGAAGCGCTCCACTAAGATCGATCCCGAAACCATCCTCAAGCGCCGCAAGCCGCCTATCACAGCGGCAGAACGTAAGGCGCTGCGCAAACTCGCGGAGGCATTATGAGCAAGCGCAAGCCGCATAATCTGCAGGCACGCATCGCCCGTTCCTGCCGGTCGCTGCTGGCCGCCAACCACGTCGCAGTGGTGAACATCGACCCCAGCGGCCGCCAGGGCATGGTCAATTACAAGTCGCTGAAGAACATCGCGCCGGGGAAGATCGGCCAGGCCGTCTGCGGCATTCCCCACCGGTGGACGATCTACCTCAGCGCGCTTTGCATCGACGCCCGCGGCGACCGCTACAGCAAGTCAGTGGAGGTGGCGCCCGATGGCGTCTACCTCTCCGACCACCTGGAAGACGTGATCGAGCATTGCTACAAGAAGCTGCGCGACGAGGCCAACCAAAGCCAGATGGTGGCTTCGGGCTGGATCGCCATTCCCGAAGCGATATCGCTGGACGAGGCGCACGCCGCGCGCATCTTCGAAGCCGTCGGCGCCTGGCACCAGGTGAAGGTCGATTCATGCGCCGCATAGCCCGAACCCGGCAACGCAAACGTCAAACCTGGCTCGCACTGCCGGCCAGCGGAATAGAAGAGGTAGGCCATGGCCAAGACTGTGCAGGAACGATCGGCCAAGGCTGCGCAGAAGCGGCTGGCGGTCGCCGAGAAGGAATTGCGGCACAAGGTCAGGCCGGGTATCGAGCAGGCGATGGAGCGGATCCGGCAGCGCGGCAAGGTGCCGATCATCAGCGAAGTCCTGCAGATCGCCATCATGAAGATGGACTTGATGCCCGACAACGAACTGATCGAGTTCTTGCGTTACCCGCACCACGAAATCGTGATTAGCGAAAACGTGGCGCGAATATTTGAGAAGGAAAGTCTGCGGATGGTTCAGAAGGATCCTGGTGATGAGATATATCCGCCGAACATACTCAGATGAATGATCTGACTTTGTGACTCAACTCCTTGTCCGCACAGAATTTAAACAAGACCTTTAAGTCTGCTTCGGCTTCATCGAGGACGCCTTTAGTGTATCCAGCCAAGCCGTGAAGATGCATGAGGTCATTTTTGCTTGCAAACTCACGAAGCTGATTCAAGCAGTTAGTGACATTTGCCAGTGACTCATACGCCACCTTGGCATGAGAGAATAGCTTGCTGTCGATCACCGCCATATCCACAACCGTCTTTTCAAAAATCTTTGAATGGACATCAACTATCGGTGACCCGCCTCCTGAGTCTTGGTCGTGTAGGAACGTCAAGATATCCCCATACGATGTCGGCACTAGAGTTACCCTGCGCAGGTCAGGGTCTCCCAACGACCGAACGTGCGACCGCAACGACTTAAGAACCCATGCGTTCTTCATGCATTCCTCAGCGACTAAGCTTTTATATGCCGTGACCTTCCGCTTCTTTTCCGCGCGTTTTTTGAAATGCTCGACGGCTTCTTTAGTGATGAACAGCCCCACGGCACAAAGCACTGTGACGGGAAGATACGGCTCCATAGCTTTCAAGAATTCCAAAACGATTCAACCTCAGTACAAGTCCTTCTAAAGGACGCGTTGGACCCGAGCCCTATTTTAAATCAAATAGCCACCATCCGCATGGAGGGCGGCGCTTACCCGAGGTAAACGAAATGCCTGTACGCCATAGCGTCATCCACAAGATCGACAAGAAGCCCGACGGCAGCCCGGCTGTACTGTTCCTGGGCGCGTCCGAGCAGGTCGAAAGCAAGGCACGCGACGACCTGATGAGCCAGCTCAACGAAAGCTACAACGCCACCGCTGGCAAGGGCTGGGGGTTCTTCCATCAAGACTCAGGCGCATACCCGTTCAGCGGCTGGCTCGGCAAGTACTTGGCCGGTATAACTGACCTCCTGGCGTTCAGCACCACAGCCGTCGAGCACCTGACCAGGCTCATGGAGGAATCGAACCTCACCACGGGTGGGCACGCCCTGTTCTGCCACTATCAGCAAGGCATGACCGATTACCTGGTCATCGCCCTGGTGCAGGAAACCGAAGCGGTGACCATGACCGAAGAACTGGCCCTGATGACAGTTAAGCGCCTGGACCTGGATCACATCCGCCTGGCCGCGCGCATCAACATCAGCGAGTGGCAGACCAACCGCCAATCGAAGCAGTACATCTCGTACCTCAAGGGCAAGCAGGGCCGGAAGCTCAACGACTACTTTCGCGACTTCATCGGTTGCCAGGAAGGGATCGACGGCCCAGGCGAAACTCGGACCTTGCTCAAGGCGTTCAGCGATTTTGTTGAAAGCGAGGATCTGCCAGAAGAATCGGCCCGCGAGAAGACGCACACTCTCGTCAGTTACTCCATGGCCCAGGCTAAGATGGGGGAGCCGATCACCCTCGACGAGCTGTCAGGCCTGATCGACGAAGGCCGGCCGAAGAACTTCTACGACTTCATCAAGGCGAAGGACTACGGACTTTCCGAGGCCCTTCCGCCGGACAAGAAGACGCTAAACAAATTCCGACGCTTCACCGGCCGCGCAGAGGGTATGTCGATCAGCTTCGAGGCGCACCTGCTGGGCGACAAGATCGAGTTCGACGAGGCCGGCGGCACGCTGACGCTGCGCAACCTGCCCACGCAGCTCGCCGAACAGCTCAAGCGCAGCTCTTAGCGCTGGGCATCTGCCAAAGTCAGCAGGCGATAACCAAGGGCCGGGAGGTCGGCATAGATCAAATCTTTGATATCTGAGAAACAACTATCCTTGTTGTCATCTTTGAGGTAGCTCACAAGGCAAGAAAGGTGGCGACTCATGTCCTTTTTTCGATGCCAATCTTCACCACCCAATACGCTCAAAGGCTGTGCAGACTCTTTCAATGAAACCGCGAGGGGAAGCAGTTCGTGAGCGTCCAGATCATCCCATTGGCGGTGGATTTCAAGTGCCTTCTGGTTGAGTTGGTGATACGTCCTCAGCTCGGTAATTCCCACCATTAACCTCTCCTTAATCCGGCTCCATGCCGGTCAATCACCATGCGCTCAATCCGAAGTCGCTTTAGGCGCACTGGCTAAAAATACAAAGCCGCATCGATAAAATTTTACGGAATCTTAGGATTATTATTTGGCGGCCCTTTCCTTTTCGGTTTCGTGGCTGCCGCCTCATCCTTAAGATCCAACAAAGTTGTACCTATTATCGCGAGCTGGGTTTTTTTTATCTCCATGTTATATTCATTCATAACATCTGCATCGGTGTTGTCTACCTTCATGTACTCAGCTCGTTGATTATTAAGATCATTAAAACGAGACTTCAGCAGTCTTCTACGGTAGTGATAGCTACAGTACTTCACCGTTATAGAAAAAATATTATTTAATATAATCGCCAACACCGGGCATAGATACATATACAAATGTTTTGAGTCACTTCCTTCTGGTAGCTTTTGAACAAAAAAAAGTAAAATTGCCGCAATACAACCCGCAGATGCATCCGCCAAAGCTAGAGGTGGTCTGGGGTTCTTATCTATGCCTTCCATGACGCCACCTCACTCGTCGCCGGATAAAACACTCGTTAACTTTCGGTGCGCAACTCGCATCGCGTCAATTGACACTTTAATAATGTCATTTAAATTTCCAGAATCGTAAATAATTTGTTCACAAGAGTATTGAACAGATCCCTCTTCAAAGTACGCCTTAACGAACTTTATGTTTTCAGCAACATACTGAATCGCCATATATTTTTTTTCAATAGGCAGTTCATCATAGTCACCGGAAATTCCGAAACCTACAGCTAAATACTTACCCGCCCCATTATCAAAGGACAAAGAATAGCCGAAACCGTCGCTCTTGAAAAACACCGTATTGTCGTATACACCCCTAATCTCATAACCATATTCCTTAAGCAGAGCTTCGTATTTCGATGAAGTACGGCTATCGCTAATTTCTGACACTTTTCATCTCTCCCATTATTGAGGCAGCGCGGTTATTTACTCTGATACGATGAAAAAAAACGAATAATGATATTCGAATTACAATTTAGTCACCTAACGCACCAATCGTAACGCTAACCTTTCAGACTTTACCATTCTCTGATGTGGATTGATAAGTGACGAATTAGTGCGAGGAGGCTGATTCCGCCATTTCTGGCCACATTAGTTGATGGCTGCCGCGTCAGTCTGCTACCAATCGCTAACCAGGCCAAGCCTAAGCCTACACAGCGCGCTGATAAATCTTAATAACGCGCCGCATAAACCTCCAACTCCACCGCCCGGGCATGGCCCGGCAAGGACTCCCCATGCCTACAGAAAACAAACTCACCCTGAAGCAACAGCGAGCCGAGCAGGTGAATCAGGTGATCCGGATCATCGGCACTCACGGCCGGCGCTTCTTCTTCAACCAGGTCGCTGATCGCTACGCCAGCATGGAAGTGGATGAACGCGGCAAGGTCTGGTTCATCGACGACTACAGCGCGCGCCGGATCTTCACGCACAAAACAACCTGGGGTGGCCGGTGGCAAGGCTTCAGCCATGGCGGCACGCTTCGGTCGCTCTTTGAAGGGTTCCGGGATTACATCCGCACCGGCGAGCCAATGCACCCTGGTCACCTCGGGCCTGAGCGGTTCGACGACAGCAACATCTGGGGTTACTGCGCCGAAGGCATGAAGGCAGTGCGCGAGCAGGCCGGCGCCCTTCCGGTGTTTCGCCAACCAGTCGCGGAGGCAGCATGAAGCGCATCTACCTGAGCGGACCCATGACCGGCCTGCCCGACCTCAACTTCGCCGCCTTCCACGCCATGACCACCAACCTGCGCGCCGGCGGCCACACCGTTACCAACCCCGCCGAGGTCAACCCCGAAGGCGGCAGCTGGAACGACTGCATGCGCCGCGACATTGCCGCCCTGATGGATTGCGACACCGTGGCCACCCTGTTCGGCTGGGAGTATTCAAAGGGTGCCCGTCTGGAAGTCCTGATCGCCGAACGCCTCGGTATGACGGTTGTGAATGCCCATGATCTGGTAGCGAGGGAGGCTTTATGAGCAATCGAAGAGAAGGCGGCCATTGCGCCACTCACAAGAGAAACCATCAGGATGGATGCCTGGATTGTTCCATTGCCCGTGAAGATGCCCTGCAGCAGCGCCTGACCGCAGCGGATGAGCGAATTGATCAGTTGACCAAGCCACAGGGCGTTCAGGTGGCCTGCATGCCAGTTGAGCGCTGCTATGACGTCCGGGCGAAGATGATCATCGCCTTCAACGAGGCCAAAAAGACGGGTGGTGATTTAGATGACGCGCTCGACGCCGCATACAAGTCAGCCCTGCGCTATTCGCCAAGCCCGCTGTCGGCCGAGCTGCCCGCGCCGGTAGCGGTGAATAGCCAGGCTATAACCGACCTGCGCCATATTTTCGATTCGAACAAAGGGGCTGACGGAACCTTGGTGATCAGCAAGAAGCTCGCTGCAGAAATCCTCAACCCCTCTCTGTAACCCCTCCACCTTCAAAGTCAGCCGCTATAGCGGCAAGGAAAAGTGTTGCCGATGAAAGCTCTTTCCATTCGCCAGCCCTGGGCCTGGCTGGTCCTCCACGGGGGCAAAGATATCGAGAACCGCACCTGGCACACAAAGCACCGCGGTCGGTTCCCGGTGCACGCCTCGGCGGGCTGTACTCGCAAGCAGTGGGCAGAAGCTGTCTCGTTTGCCCTTGAAGCAGGCTTGATCAAACACCCCGCTGAAGTGCCGCCAATTAACGAACTGCTGCGAGGCGGGATCATCGGTTCGGTTGATCTGGTTGATAGCGTCGATACCAGCGGATCGGCTTGGTACATGGGAGAAAAGGCGTTTGTTCTGCGCGATCCGAAACCGATGCCGTTCACCCAGATCAAGGGTCGGCTTGGATTCTTCGAGGTTCCTGACGAACTGGTGACGCCATGATCGCCACCCTCTGGTTCGCCTACGTCTTTATCTATCGAGGCCCTAAGCCATGAACGAACTAGTTTGCGGATGGGGAATAAACGACGCTGGCTACGCGATCCAGGCGAGGACTTCCAGCACGGTCAGCGGAGTAAGGCGACGAGTCGTTGATTTCGACTGCCCGTATTACAGGCGCTGGTCATTGATGCTCATGCGGTGCCACAACGCGAAGTTCAGGGCTCGCAACCCTGCCTACGCAAAGACAACGATTTGCGACGAGTGGAAAAGCTTCGCGGCTTTCAAGGCGTGGATGGAACAGCAGCCCTGGCAGGGCAATGAGCTGGACAAGGACATACTCGGCGACGGCGCGCACTACTCGCCGGACACCTGCTGCTTTGTGCCAAAGAGCGTGAACATGTTCTGGACGAGGTGTACCAGCAAGGATGCCGGGTTGATAGGCTTGAGCTTTGTCAAGTCGAGAGGCAACTACATCGCACAGTGCAGCAATGGCGGACACCGAAAGGCGCTTGGCGTTTTCTCATCTGCAATCGATGCGCATAAAGCCTGGATTCGATCCAAGGGCCAAGCGCTGGATGACCTGCTCAATCCGCTTAGCCTGGATGACCGAATCGTCAAAGGCATGTACGACAAGCTCAGAGCCTTTGAGATTGCCGCCGATGAACTATCCAAGGGGCCAAGGCAATGAAACAGCATCGCGTTTTGATCGGCGACTGCATTGAGTCGATGCGGACGCTACAGGACCAGTCGGTAAATACCTGTGTCACGTCACCGCCCTACTACGGGCTACGGGACTACGGCATGGCCGGCCAGATCGGCCTGGAGGAAACACCCGCAGAATTTATCGAGCGTCTGGTTGAAGTGTTCCGCGAAGTGCGCCGGGTTCTGCGCAATGACGGGACAGTTTGGGTGAACATGGGCGACACATACGCATCAATCGCAGGAGAATACGCACCTGGTGGTTCAGCAGGTAAGCACGACATGGTTTCTCAGGCTACGCGCGGCGCTGTGCTGCGTGGCACGCGACGATCACCGCCCGTAGGGCTCAAACAGAAAGACTTGATGGGTATCCCCTGGCGCCTCGCATTCGCCCTTCAAGATGACGGCTGGTACCTGCGCCAGGACATCATTTGGCACAAGCCGAACCCCATGCCTGAGTCCACCAGGGACCGGTGCACAAAATCGCACGAGTACCTGTTTCTCTTGAGCAAGTCACCGCGCTATTACTATGACCAAGATGCGATCAAGGAGCCTGTAGCGCTAAGTTCGATCACACGAATGGCTCAGGATCTCGAGCAACAGCGCGGCAGTGATCGAGTGCCCGGAAAGTCAAACGGCCCAATGAAAGCGGTGCGCAGCAAGCGGGATAGTTTCAAGCGCGATGATTCAA